TCCTGACCTTTATTATCGTGAGGAACTCAATGCCTAGATATAATCTTAACCAAGATGATATTGAAATTATTGTTGAAGCTTTAAATAAAAGATCTGATGTATCTTGGATTCCAAAAGAACAAGATAGAATTCGTCGTTTAATTTTACGTCTTCAAAATAAAATAAACTCAACCAATCAAAATGTCGATACAACTCCAGTTGAAATTACTCATTTAGAAACAGAGATTATTCCTGTTGTTTATGATGATCAAATTTGGAGCTTCTATAATAACAAGGATGAATAATGCCATACGTATCTAAGAAAAAAAGATCTGACATCAACCAAAAACTTGTTTATGCAGGACGTAGTATTGAAACTCCAGGAGAGCTTAACTATTTAGTCACTCGCGCAATTGATCAATACATCTATAGTAAAGGTAAATCTTACTCTTCTATAAATGATGTTATTGGAGTTTTAGAATGTGCAAAGCTTGAACTTTATCGTCGAATTGCAGCTCCATATGAAGATATAAAAATCAAAGAAAATGGCGACGTTTATACTGTATAGGAGTTAACTATGGGAATACTATTCCTTGTTCTTTTGACTATATACATACTTTATGTTTTTATATTTCATCATATACCTATGTTTATAGACTTTATTGATGATGATTTTTACTCTCATCCTTTAACCATTATTTTTGGTCATTTTATAACTATTTTTCTTTTTTGGCAAATAGTTACTCAAACCGAAATTCATATTCCTGGTTATTGGCTTATATTTTTAATATTGTTTCTTTTTTGCTATCCTTTTTGGCTGTCCATTTTTATCGTGTTTCCTTATTTTACTTTTTTATGGATTGGTATTTTTGGTTTTTTTCAAAACATTAAAGATATCTTTATGTTAATTACTTTTAAAAAATCATTTAAAGATTTCTTTTAAAACAAATATTATAATAATAATTAGGAGTTAACTATGGGAATGGACGTTTATGGCAGAAAGCCAAAGAACGAACAGGGCGAATACTTTCGCGCTAATGTTTGGTACTGGCATCCCTTGTGGACATGTCTTGATGACCTTCATCCTACAATCTGTGCTAAGTGTGAATCTCCACACGATAACTCTGGTGATGGCTTAAATGCTAGAGACTCATTAACCTTGTCTAAACTTTTAAAAAAAGATTTAGAAAAAGGAATTATTGAAGAATACATTTTTCAATACTACGCACATATAAATTCTCTTCCATTAGAAGATTGCAAATACTGTGAAGGAACCGGCAACCGGGACTGGGACCAAGATGATGGAACAGTTACAACTCAACAATGCAATTCTTGTAACGGCACCTTAAAAGTTAAATCTCATATAACTTGGTATCATATGGACTTAGATCTTATGAAAGAATTTCAAATCTTTCTTGAGAACTGCGGTGGATTTAATATTCATTAAAATTTGAAGGTAGACGTTTATACTCATGAACGTTTGCCGTCATTAGGTTTGATAGCAGCTAGTAAATTCAAACTTACTATGTGGTAAAAAACAAAAATAAGTCAACTGAATTCTTGACGGAAAAAGCAATGATCCTAGTGGTCCCCATATCGACCCCATTGCCTGCTATCAATTTACATTATATATTGAAGGGATGTAGCAATAATGATTAACATTAAGCGTAATTCACCTACTCATTTAGCGTTATGCTACCTTAAAACTAGGGGCCATAAATGGTCTACAGAAAATGATCTTATGACTTTATCTCCTACAAAGTATAATAATAAATTGAGTACCGTTATGCGCTCACTCGATGTTCTTGTTCGGCACAAATTTGCTATAAAATCAAATAAAGGTTATACTATAACCAAGCTTGGATATCAAGCTTTACTCTTAATTGTAAAAGAACAGCCTCAGAAACAGATTGTAAAATGAAATTAGATTTTCGAATATGCTTGGATACATCTCCGTTTTCGCACACGGGCGTATCCCCTCACTCTTATAAAGTGTAGAAAGGGTAGTTGGTGGCACGCGGGTTCAATTCCCGTCGCCCGTACAATCGTATTTTAAAAAGGATTCTTTATATGTCTTATAATGACCAATGGGTCAAAGCACCCTTCAAACATCCTCCTCTTTCTGCAAGAACTAAAGTCTTCGAAATGTATCAGAAGAAGATTAACGAGTCACACCATAACGACTTAATGTGCTACATCGATGCTTTTGTTTTATATAATAACACTATGATTGGTCTTTATAAAAAGTACAATCCATGGCTCAAGCAACGATACTTAAGTAGACGTTCCTTTATGCCAAGAGAAGAAGATGATCAGTATTATGGTTAGTCTTTAATCTTACACAAAAAAATAGACCACTTACAGTTTGGATATTTAATGTCTCATTTTTCTGATAACGATGATGATCTTTTTCAAGAACCATCATCTCAGACTCAGTCTCCTTCTTTTCATAGCGTATTTTCAAATTCAACATTTGCAAAAGACGAAGAATTAGAATCTCTCATTGAATCTACTAAAGACTATGCTAAAAATAAAGGAGTCGGTTCCGGTGGCTTTATGCTTAGGACTGGCATAATTACTTCTTTTTATGAAGTAACAAACCGTTTTGTTTTTGAAACTGATTCTTTAAGTCGCTCTATTTTTAACGCTTTAAATACACTCTCTAATGGCAAGTATGCCAGCGATTTATATGCTGACGTATTAGAAGAATCAATAGCAAAACGTTTTGCTATTATTGAATTCTTAAATGCAATTATTGAATCTGACAATAAAAAGTCTTTTGAACTTGCTGCTAAACATTTAAATATTTCTTTAGATGATTCTTTTATTCGTATATACTTTGGTTCTATGCGTAAAGTTTTAACTCATGCCATAAATCGCAACATTGATATTTATCAAAAGTTGTGTGAACAAATCAATAGAGTTCCGATGAAAGCTATTGTAGACAAAGACTATTCTAATCTCGATGTCCGAGCTTTCTCTTCTAACTCTTATATCAATCAATCCTTTCAGTCCATTAGAGAATCTCTTGGCTTTAAGATCTACTAATTAGGATTATATGACTTCTTATCCAGAAAAAATTCCCACCAGTGCTGACGTCCCTATACGTAACTTTTACTTTAGACTTGACGCAGCTAAAGGTGTTAAGAAACAACTTCAGTCTGAACTTTCTCACATTGATGAGAGAATAGATAAAATTGTTGATCACTTTACTTTATCTGATATGCCTATTATACGGTTTATCTTAAACATCAGTGAAGACAAAGAAGAGATAAAAAAAGTTGCTAAAGCTTTAGATCGTGTTGCTGATCTTATCGATGCTAAAAACAAAATACTACCCAAGCTTTTACTAATTACAACTGCAGAACAAGATCCCAATTGGCTAGCTATGGCCTTTGGTGACTTTTCTGTAGATGTAGAATTAGAGCTAGATGACATTGCGAACGGAAAATACAATGACTGATTCATATAATTACTCTCTTGTCAAAAACGATGAAGGCACTTATGCTATCCGGTCTTCTGTTAAATCTTTTAACTTAGACCATGTAACTGATAAAGATATTGTATCTTTTTACAATAACTTCTCTCAATTTGCCTCCTTTGATACTGGATTACTTCCTCTCAATGGCACAGGAGTGCTTGCAATCCGTTCTGCCGGCCCTCAGACCCAGGTTGTGACCCAACATGCCCCCGGCATGTATCACATCAACTGGGGCGCTCACGAGGGCGATAAGAATGCTAAAACATACTACGTAGCTCAGCCTTATCGTATTGTTATTGGAGACTTTGAAAACGGCAACCTTTTAGGTGCTAAGATGTTTTACTCTCCATATCCAATTACCTCTCCCAATAACGTTCTTTATCACGTTAACCTTCCTAACATTAACTGCAAAGGTTACCGAGGAAATGCTGTAGGTTGGATTTGCCTATACCACAAAGACGATTGGTCTTCTCTTCCTTTTAATGAAAAAGTTTCTCGTTTCATTGAGCGCTGCTCAGGAGTAGAGACTTACAATGATGCCAACATGTCAGAGACTGATGGCCCTCGGTTCTATGCCTCTAAGAAAAAACCTGAATACATTACTAATCCTCAGCTTTGGCAACAAAAGTCTGATGAAGAAGGTTTTAATTGGACTCTAGATGAAAACCTTTGGATTCCTGTTAAAGTTAAAAACATGGACGATCAAGCTCAACACGATGATAATGGTCAAGAGTTAACTCTTGCTATGGCCATGCTAGGTAACTACCAAGCTTATTATAGTGATACAAATATTCCTAAAATGTATAATGTTGTATCTCGTCCTGATTTATCTTTCGCTGATACTAATATTGCAGACATGTTTAAGAAAGCTTTTGCTTCTTCTCCTGTAAATTACACTCATACTGCTAAAGATAATCCTTATGATTTTACTGTTGCTAACAGGGAAAAAAACGGTTCTGCAGTTTTAATTCAACCAAATTTGTTTTCTCAAGAAGAAGAAGAAAACGATGAAAACAATTGGGTCTGCGTATCTTGTGATGAGCAGTATAACTTAAGCAGTCTTGATCCAATTGGCGACAATAACGGTAATGATGTATGTAATGCATGCATAGAGGATAGTTACGCTTTCATTGAATCTGTTGACAAGTATTTTCATATAGAAGATAATGAAGACATAGTTTTCTCAGAAGCAACTTTTGAATATTATCATAAAACATATGATACTGTTGATCAATGTTCTCTTTGTTCAGATTGGATAGGTGTTCATAATACTTCTGATACCTCAAAAACTGCTTTAAATAAAAAACTTCTTTTCATTCCTAATTCTGAAGAAGTTGTTTGCCCTAATTGTCAACCTAGTTATATAGCAGACAATGAACTAACTCCTGCCAACTGTTATGTATGTGATGCAGTTGCAATTAAAACTGATGGTTGGGCTGAAAGCTACCCTCAGTCTAAGGCTATGGTCGTAACACAAGACTTAACTTTAGCTCCTCAAGTTATTACTCTTTGTCAGTCATGTCACGCTCAGCACTTTACTTGCCCTTGTGGATTGCTTAAGAGTAACAATTCTCAGTTTGGGTCTTGCACTCCCACTATTTTACCAGAAGATACTTCTGTCACTGTAACTCAGTGTTGTGCAGAATGTCTTGGTAATGTTACTGAATCTCCTGAAGGGGAAATGGTAGCTTATTATCAGCCATTCCAAGAACATTATGTTCAAGTTGCTATCAACCAATCTGTACACATTTTTTCTAAATCTGTTGGAATTCACAAACAATCTAATAATACGCTTAATACTGACCCTTTTTAACAAAATAAAGAAACCCTAAATCTGGAGATTTTATGGACCAAATAGATAATATTACTTATATGGATGTTAAGTTAGAAGACTTAAATTACTTCTGGACTAAATCCGGAGTTCCATGCTTTATGGCAAACAGAGATAACATTGAAGAAGAAATTGAATTTCTTGGTTTCAATATTTATTATCTAATTTGCAATGTTGCTACCGACCGTAAAGTTGAAACAAATGTTTACGATAAAGGCGTTACAACTAAAAATGTTTCTTATGTAACTGATCTTTCTACTAAAATTGTTAAGATTGTTAACAACTTTGTTGGAAGAACTGTTTCTGAAATAGTTGATGAAGACCTCTTTGACTTTGATGTTACTCGTGAAACAGCTGAATACAGCCTTCCTGCTATCCCTCGTGTTATCATTGACAAACTAGACGAGTTCTTTAGATTAGTTCACGCTCAGCATGGTACTGAATCAATTGTTCTTTTGACATTCGATCCTCAGTTTGAAGGTCAATCTCAAGGTTGGGGCGTTCTAGTTCCTGATCAAGTTAATACTTCTGTTCATTGCAAGTATGATGCTGATAGTATCGTAGATCAAAAACCGGAAGATGTTTTGATTGTTGGTTCTGTTCATAGCCATCCTGATATGGCTGCATATGCATCTGGTACAGATCATGCAGACCAGGCTGACTTTGATGGCATTCATATTACTTATGGCTGGCAGAAATCTATTAACAATGGCGCAACTCAATATCATATTGAAATGCAAATGGCTGGTCACACTTATACCCTTAAGCCAGAAGATGTTTTTGAAGATTATATTTTTCTTAAAGAACCAGATCCTCAAGTGGTAGAATGGACTTCTAAAGTAAAAAAAGCACTCCCCCCCAAAGCGGGGGGTTTGGTTACTCAGGTGGCACAGGCGTCTACAATTCAGCTTACAGCTCAAGCACAGGGTCTTCAGCAGGACTCTACTCGTCTTGGTACCCGTAACGGAGATCCTCGACTCCAGGAATATCCAGACCCAAAAGACGATGAACCTTATCTTGTTATTGGTGAAGTAGATTCCGCTGGATCTGAATGCCCATCATGTCATACTGAAGTCCTTGCCTACCACGCAAAGAACTTTTATTGCGACACTTGTGATATGTGTTTTGCTCTTATATCAGATTCTTATGTTGAAATAATCGACAACGCTAAAAAGTATTTGATCGACAGAAAACTAGA